CTACCACGCAGGGTGTAAAACTATCAGACGATTCAGTTTTATATTGCCCCTCAGGATTACATGATGCAAATACAGGTATGATGCTTGGTTATTTGCATAAAGCAATTAAGTCTGTCAATCAGTTGAAGATGATTGAAGACGCTGTTGTGATTTATCGTATTAGTCGTGCTCCAGAACGTAGAATTTTCTATGTTGATGTAGGCAACTTACCTAAGCTGAAAGCTGAGCAATACGTTAACGACTTGATGAATCGCTACAGAAATAAGATTACATATGATGCAACTACTGGTGAGGTGCGTGACGATAGAAAACATCTTTCAATGATGGAAGATTTTTGGATGCCAAGACGTGAGGGTGGTAGAGGTACTGAAATCACCACACTTCCTGGAGGCCAAAACCTTGGAGAGATTCAAGACATTGAATATTTCCAGCGTAAGTTATATCAGTCGCTAAACGTGCCAATGTCAAGAATGAATCCAGATCAATCATTTGGTCTTGGTAGAGCAACAGAAATTAGTCGTGATGAGGTTAAGTTTAGCAAATTTATCGGACGTATAAGAAGAAATTTTACTGATTTATTTACTGATGCGTTAAGAGTACAACTTGTAGCAAAAGGTGTAATTAGGGCAGATGAGTGGGATACATTAAGACCATTTATTCGCTACGACTTTAAGAAAGATAACTATTACACTGAGTTGAAAGAAAACGAAATCTTACAACAAAGATTGGCAATGCTACAACAAGTTGAACCTTACATTGGTAAATACTACTCAATGGATTGGGTAAGAAAGAATGTATTACATCAACCTGATGAAATGATCGAGGAAATCGACGCACAGATTGATGATGAAGAGAGGCGACATTTTGACAATGCTCAGAGAGATGGCACTCTTGCTGCGCATAAACAGATTGCTCAGCAAAGTGCATTGTCCGATGCTGGTTATGGTGGAAACGAAGAAAGTACTGATCAAGGACAAGGAGATGAACAATGAGTACGCAAGATTTAATATCGGCTATTTCTAATGGCGAGTATACAGATGCTGAAGCTGCATTCAATGGAATTATGGCAGATAAAGTTTCTGATGCGCTAGACGCTAAACGTGCAGAAATTTCTAAGAGTATGTTTAGCACTGAAGAAGAAGCTGAAGCAACTGAAACAGAAACACCTGAAGTTTCGGCAGACGCTGAAGAAGCACCTGCTGAAGTTGAAGAACCAGAAGTTACAGCTGAGGCTGAACCTGAAGTTGCAGAAACGGAAGAGTAATGTATTATCAACAGTTCTATAAAAGTTTAAATGAAGATACCAAAACATTTTTGTCTTTTGGTAGAACTGTTCGCTTTTGTAATGGAGTAATAAATATTGATGGAGTAGAAGTAGAAGAAAAGTTTAGTAGTATAGAAGAGGCGAGAGAGTATTGTAAAAACTTATACCTCTCAGAAAAACTTGAAGAAGATATTAAAACTGAAACATACGAAGAATTAAACGAAGATACTATTGCGAATATAATTTCTAATCATCATTCAATTAAAATTACTGACACGCTGATAGAATCATATTTAGAACTCGCTTCTTCTAAACTTTTTACTGTTGACCCTGTAGTATGCGATATAAAAAAAGCAAATAGATTAGATTGCATATTAGAGGGAAAACTTGATTATAAACTTTCTGATGGAAGTATCATTATTATTAGTGAATCTTCGCAACAAAAAATGAATGATCTGTTTAAAGATCAAAAAGAAATTATTGAGTATATGCGAGAAAGTAAAGATAACTTTCTTCATGTCTTAGAACTTATAGAGGAATAACGATGACTGTCGCAACAACAATTTTAAAGAAAACGCAGACAGAAGCGATTGTTAAGGTTGCAGGAACTGCTGCTGCAGGAACAATTGATTTAGATGTGGATTTGGTAGCTTCTACTGAGTCTGCAGGAACTGCTGGCACGCAACTTGTTAATATTTCTGCTGTTCAATGGACAGGTGCAGCGGGAGGTGTTATTACGATAACTAGAGGTAGTGTTGTAATTATGACGCTTCAAGCTAATGCTTCGGGTAATTTTGATATGACTGGTCAAGAAATGATTCCTGACAGCGTAGAAAATGATTCTGATATCGTTGTTACTATCTCAGGAGCACAAGCAGAATGCTGGTTACGTTTAAGAAAAGTAGCTGGATATAATACTAAGATTCAGCCTGAACAGTATGGTATCTATGACGACGAAACTTCAACGTCAGCATAAGGAGCTGTAATGAAACTAATTAAAGAACTAAACGAAACAGTAGAATTTATTACTGAAGAAAACGAAGAAAAAGGTAAACAGTATTTTATCAAAGGTGTTTTTCTTCAGTCAAATTTAAAGAATCGTAATGGTCGTGTTTACCCAAAAGAAGTTTTACAGAAAGAAGTAAAACGTTACACAACTGAGAACGTAGAAAAGAATCGTGCTTTTGGTGAGTTAGGACATCCTGATTCACCTACGATTAATCTTGATCGTGTTAGTCACATGATTAAAGAATTATATGAAGACGGTGATAACTTTATTGGTAAAGCGAAAATTATGGATACACCATATGGAAAGATTGTAAAAAATCTTTTAGATGAGGGTGCTACTATTGGTGTATCGTCAAGAGGTATGGGAACTTTGCGATCAGGTAAGGGTGGTGTCGCTGAAGTTTCAAATGATTTTGTCCTAGCTACTGCTGCAGACATTGTTGCAGATCCCTCTGCGCCAGATGCTTTCGTGGAAGGTGTTATGGAGTCTAAGGAGTGGACCTTTGTTGATGGTAAATTCGTGGAAAGGGACTTAGAAGAGATGAAGGAAACCATTAGGAAAACTAATTCTCTTCAGTTACAGGAAGCCAAAATTAAGGCTTTCCAGCATTTTCTACAAAAAATTAAATAATATAAATAGTATTATTGAGGGATCTCAATAGAAATTCACAGGAGATAAAAAGAATGTCTATCGAACAAAAAATCAGTGAACTATTGGAGGAGAGCAAAAAAATGAAAAATGATCTCCAAGAAGAAGTTCAAGAAGTTGAAGAGCAAGCCGAAACTGTTTCTGAGGATGCAGTTGAGGAAACTTCTTTAGAAGAAGCTGCTGGCGAAAAGATGAATAAGATTGACGCTGAGCACGACGAAGAAGAAGTTAATAAAGATAACGCTAAAGCTGCAGCTGCTACTAATACTGAAGCTGCTAAAGCAAGCGCATCTGCAGAAATGCCATCTACTAATCTTAAGAAGATGAAAGAAGATGTTGATGCGTTGTTGAATGGCGAAGAGCTTTCTGAGGAGTTCCGTGAGAAAGCTGAAACAATTTTTGAGGCTGCTGTTATTTCTCGTGTTAAAGCTGAAACCGCTAAGTTGGAAGAAGCATACGAAGGAAAATTGACAGAAGCTAAGAAAGAACTTGAAGAGGGTCTTGTTGAAAAGGTTGATGGATATCTCGGTCTTATGGTCGAGCAGTGGATGGAACAGAATGCACTTGCCCTTGAATCTGGTATGAAGTCTGAAATTCTTGAAGGATTTATTGGTGGATTGAAGTCTCTTTTCGAAGAGCACTACATTGATATCCCTGAAGAGAAGTTTGACGTATTGGGTGAAATGGAATCAAAGATCGAAGATCTAGAGTCCAAACTCAACGAGTCAGTTGAAGATAGTCTTTCAATAAAGAAAGAACTCGATGCTATGAAGCGTATTAATACTATCGACGAAATTTCTGAAGGTCTAACTGACACTGAAGTAGAAAAGTTCAAAGGTCTAGCCGAAGAGCTTTCTTACGAAGACGTTGACTCATTTACGAAAAAACTTCAGACAATCCGTGAAAGTTATTTTACAAATAAGGCAAAAACAGAAGTTAATTCTGTAGTCACTGATGAGCCAGTTGCTGAGACAAAAGTTCTCTCTGAGACAATGTCACGATATGCAAATGCTCTCGGAAACACATCTTTTAGATAAGAATAGAAAGAGGTAAAACGAATGGATCGTAAACAACTAATGGAGAAGTGGTCACCAGTTCTTAACCACGAATCTCTTCCAGAAATTAAAGATAACTACCGTAAAGAAGTTACGGCAGTTCTTCTTGAGAACCAAGAACGTGAAATGGGTAAGCAAGCTGATATGATCACCGAGGCATCAGGTGCTCCTACCAACAATGCAGCTGCATATCCTAACACAGGCGGTATGGCTAAATTTGACCCAGTATTGATTTCACTGGTTCGTCGTGCTATGCCACAACTTATCGCTTATGACGTTGCTGGCGTTCAGCCAATGACTCAGCCTACTGGCTTGATCTTCGCAATGAAGTCACGCTATGGCACAATGGGCGGTACAGAAGCTCTTTACAACGAAGCTGATTCTGATTTCTCAGGTGAAGGTGCTCATCAGGGTTCTAACCCAGTTAGCGGTACTTACACAACTGGTGAAGCTACATCTACGGGCGAGGGCGAGGCTCTTGGTTCAGGTGCTTCACTTGCTGGTGCTTTCAATCAGATGGCTTTCTCTATCGAGCGTACAAGCGTAACAGCTAAGACACGTGCTCTTAAAGCTGAATACTCGATCGAACTTGCTCAGGACATGAAGAGTGTTCATGGTCTTGACGCAGAAGCTGAACTCAGCAACATTCTTTCTGCTGAGATTCTTGCTGAGATCAACCGTGAAGTTATCCGTACAATCTACACAACTGCTAAAAACGGTGCAGTAGCTGGTACGACTACTTCAGGTACTTTCGATCTTGACACCGACTCAAACGGTCGTTGGTCAGTTGAGAAGTTCAAAGGTCTCTTGTTCCAAATCGAGCGTGAAGCTAATGTGATTGCTCAGCAAACACGTCGTGGTCGTGGTAACTTCATTATCACTTCTTCAGACGTTGCTTCTGCTCTAGCAATGGCTGGCGTACTTGACTACGCTCCTGCTCTCAGCACAAACTTGAACGTTGACGAGTCATCAACAACTTTTGCTGGTGTTCTTAACGGTAAGTACAAAGTTTATGTTGATCCATATTCAAGCAATGCTAACGATGCTAACCAATTCTTCTGTGTTGGTTACAAAGGTACATCTGCTTTTGATGCTGGTATTTTCTACTGCCCATACGTTCCTCTCCAGCAGGTTCGTGCAGTTGATCCTAACACCTTCCAGCCTAAGATTGGATTCAAGACTCGTTACGGTCTTGTTGCTAATCCTTTCGTTGAGCTTGATGGTTCTGGTGGACTAACAGCAGACGAGAACTACTACTACAGAATGGTTAAAGTTACAAACTTAATGTAATTTTAATCATATGGTTTTGTCAATAAAGTGAACTGATTTTTATTGATGAAGCCGACGTAGAAGCGGTACTTTGAGGAGGATCTTCGGATCCTCCTTTTTTATTTGCCTAAATATTAAAAACATTTATGGAGTAAACATGGCAGGAACTCTAGCTTGTCCCGTACCTTCTAATATAAATCCTCTTTCACCTAATGGATTTAGATTTAGTATTCAAAAGGCACCAACTGTAACATATTTTTGTCAGGAGGTTAATCTTCCTGGGATAACTATTGGTTCGCCAGAAATGAATACTCCATTTTCAGTACAACCTCTTCCTGGAGAAATGCTAACGTACGATACATTGAATGTTAGATTTCTAATTGATGAAAGTATGGCAAACTACATCCAAGTGCATAACTGGCTGATTGCCCTTGGATTCCCAGAAAACTACGATCAATACATATCATTTAATTCTGATGATGATAGGCAACTATTAAACGATCTAGCTAAAAACTATTCAGATGCATCTTTGGAAATACTTGGATCTAACAACGTTGCAGTTCAAACAGTTCAGTTTCATGATGTCTTTCCGCTCTCAATAACCACTTTACAGTTTCAAGCTACGAATAGTGATGTTCAGTATCTTGTAGGAGATGTAATTTTTAGATATGCAAGATATAAATTTTTATAAAAAATAAAATTTATAGTATAATATAATGGGAAATAAATTGGAGATATTATGAAACTTGAAGATATGCAAAAAATGTGGGAAGAAGATTCTAGGATTGACGACGATCACTTAGGTGAAGAATCTACAAAGACCCCAAACCTCCACGCCAAATACATTCAGTATTTAATAGATAACAAACTACGTTTATCTAAAGTTAAACACGAATATAATATACTTAGAAAAACTAAGTTTAGATATTATCGTGGCGAACTATCCAGACAAGAACTTGAAAGACTTGGCTGGGATCAGTGGCAAGGTGTTAAGCCATTAAAGAACGAGATGGACGAGTTCTTATCTGGCGACGATGACCTCAACAACTTAGATATCAAAGTAGAATATCTTAACTCTATTATATATTTCCTAGAGTCTGTTATGACGCAGATAAAATCTAGAGACTTTCAAATATCCAATGGTATTAAATGGAAACAGTTCCTAGTAGGAATGTAATGGATATAATAGAAGATTATAAAGAACAACATAAAGACCCTCAAAGATATTGGGGAGCTTCTTTCAATAGGCATGGTAAACTTTTACAACCAGAAATTAGAAAGCGTAAAATACAATCTATCTTAGATTTTGGTTCTGGTAAAGGTAAACAATACACCTCTAGAAATTTACACGAGTTATACCTATGGGGTATAATGCCTTCCTTATATGATCCTGCGGTAGAAGGTATAGATGTTGTTCCTTCTGGAACATTTGACGCAGTAATAAATACCGATGTATTAGAACATATCGAGGAAGAACAATTAGATAGTGTTTTAGAACTTATATATAAAAAAGCAAACAAGTTCGCATACCACGGAATAGCCAATTGGGCAACAGGAAGATATTTGGCTGATGGTAGGGACGTCCATCTTATCCAAAAAGATATAGATTGGTGGGTAAACAAAATAAAACCATATGCTACAGTTCCAACATTAGTTTGGGTAGCAACTAGAAAGGGAATGTCAGGTAATGGCATAGTTTTAATTGAATGATATATGTTGAAAAGATTAGTGAAGTACATTTAAGAGTATTTGCAGAGCCTGCAGTTGAAAAAAACCTTTCGGACTTTTTTAAGTTTAGAGTTCCTGGGTATCAGTTTACACCACAATATAAAGCGAGGTTATGGGATGGATGGATTAGACTCTATGATTTGCACCGAAAAACATTATACGCAGGATTATACAATTACTTGCTTCAGTTCGCTGAGCGTAATCACGAGAAAGTCCAGTTCGTTCCAAACGATGATTTTAAGACTGCTGTCAGAACGCACAATATTACAGAAGAGCAAATCACAGAATTTCTCAGTCTCATTAATCCGCACAGCAAAGGGAACCAGATTGAGGTTCGAGAATACCAGACAGATGCAATATTACGATCATTAAACGACGAACGTATTTTATTACTATCGCCCACCGCTTCTGGTAAATCATTAATAATATATTCTTTAATACGTTGGCATTTAACTGCTAAACGAAAGTCAATAGTTATCGTACCAACTACTTCTCTGGTAGAACAGATGTATTCTGACTTTCAAGATTATTCTTCTAACGATAATACCTTTAGTGCTGAACACCAATGTCAAAAACTATACTCTGGGTTTACTCGTGAGTTTAGTAAAGACGTATTAATTACTACTTGGCAATCTATCTACAAACAACCAAAGTCTTGGTTTGATCAGTTTGATGTTATCTTTGGTGATGAAGCTCACCAGTTTAAAGCCAAGTCGTTAACTACGGTAATGGAAAAGATGCAAAATATTCGTTATCGTATAGGTACTACTGGAACATTAGACGGTAAACAAGTTCACAAATTAGTATTAGAAGGTTTGTTTGGACCTGTTCATAAAGTTACTACAACTAAAGAACTTATGGATAGCAACCATTTAGCGACCCTAAATATACAGTGTATACTATTAAAATATGATGAACAAACTCGCAAAGCAAGAAAGAATAATACTTACCAAGAAGAAATGGATTGGTTAGTATTAAATGATACTAGAAATAAATTTATTAGAAATTTGGCTCTAGCGTCAAAAGGAAATACTTTAGTTCTTTTTCAGTATGTTGAAAAACACGGAAAGGAACTATACGGACAGATTCTTCAAAAAGCGAAAGAAGGTAGAAAAGTATTTTTTGTATACGGTGGAACTGATACTGAACAACGTGAGAACATCAGACATATAACTGATGAAGAAAACGATGCTATTATCGTAGCTTCTTATGGGACGTTTAGTACAGGCATAAATATTCCATCACTAGAGAATATTATATTTGCTTCTCCAACGAAAAGTAAAATTAGAAACTTACAATCGATAGGAAGAGGATTGAGATTGAAAAATGGAAAAACTGAGTGTAACCTTTATGATATTGCAGATGATTTGCACTGGAAGTCATGGAAGAATCATACTTTGAATCATTTCTTAGAGCGTGTAAAAACGTATTCTGAAGAAAAGTTCAAATACAAAGTAGCGGAGGTAAATCTATGACTGAAAGATACGTAGTACTAAAATTAGTTTCTGGCGAACAAGTACTAGCAAAGTACGATGGGGAAACAACTACCACAGTTAGTTTTAAAGACCCCATGTTAATAAAATTATATCCAACGGTAAATCCTATTACCAAACAGCCAGCAGAAAATGTTACCATAACACCATGGTCATCGTTCGTAGAAACCAAAGAATTTTGTTTAGAAAAGACACAAATTATCTTTGTTAAGAATATGAATGAGCTTGTAGCCAAACAATATCTTAAATTATTAAATGAATATGAAAAAGTTGTACCTGTTAGAGAAAATGCAGATGGTTACCTAGAAGTAATAGAAGAAGAGGAAGATGAATACGAAGATACGTATGACACAGTAGAAGAAATTTCTAGGAAACTAAATGAAATGGCTAGAGAAAGGTATGAAGAAGAGGTAGATGCAAAGATAGAAGAGCTAGAAGAAAAGTGGAAAGTAACGTTTGTTAAAGGTAATGAAACTATTAATTAGATATTCCCTTAACCCCACCACACCATTATTATGCCTGTTTTTAAAATTAAAATAAAGTATTTTTTATTGGAAACAAGAAAAACAATTTGTTATTAAACTACTTTTGCGGTATACTATCTACTAGTATAAAAATGATTGGAGTATTAAGTGGCGAAACATTACGTAAACAATGCAGACTTTTTGGAGTCTATAAAAGAATATAGATCCAAAGTACAAGAAGCAAAAGAAAAAGATCTACCAAAACCTCAAGTAAATAATTATATCGGTGAATGTATCCTTAAGATAGCAAACCATTTATCATATAAACCAAATTTTATCAACTACTCATATAGAGATGAGATGATATCAGATGGTATTGAAAACTGTTTACAGTATATAGATAACTTTGATCCTGCTAAATCTTCTAATCCATTTTCATATTTTACTCAGATAATATATTACGCTTTTCTTCGTAGGATTCAAAGAGAAAAGAAGCAGTCTTACATAAAAAATCAGCTGATACAAGAGTTACCGTTTGATTCTTTTGAAGTAGATGGTGATGCGGATAATGCTGATCTACATAATGCGTATATAGAGTTTATTCAAAGAAACAATAACTTTGACGACTCCTTCATCAAATTAAAAGAAAAGAAAAAACCAAAGAAAACTCCTTCCCTTGATGACTTTATGAAAGACTAATATGAAGTTTGCTATCCTCGGCGACACTCATTTTGGTATGAGGAATGACAGCAATCGTTTTCATTCTTACTGTGAAAAATTTTACGATAATGTATTTTTTCCATACCTCAAAGAACATAACATAAGCACAGTTGTTCAGCTGGGCGATCTGTTCGATCGTAGAAAATATATTAACTTTCTATCATTGAATAGAGCAAAAAAATATTTTTTCAATCCACTCAAAGACAATAATATTCACCTACATACACTGTTAGGTAATCATGATATTTTTTGGAGAGAATCCTTAGAAGTTAATTCTACTGGCTTGGTTTTGGGTGAGTATAATAATGTTACTTTACATAGTAAGCCAAACACAATTAACCTTGGGGCAGTTACTATTGATATGATTCCTTGGATGTGTGATGAGAACTATGATGAAGTTGTCGAGTATATTCAAAATTCTAAATCAGATTTATGCGCTGGACATTTTGAGATAGCTGGGTTTGCTATGTATCGTGGTATGGAAAGTCATGACGGTATAAGTAAAAATCTATTTTCAAATTATCATACAACATTAAGTGGTCATTATCACACGAAGTCTTCTCAAGATAATATAACTTATGTGGGTACGCCAATGGAAATAACATGGCAAGATTATAATGACCCCAAAGGTTTTCACATCTTTGATGATCAAACTATGACTTTGGAGTTTGTGAAAAATCCATATCGCATATTTGAGAAGATAATTTATAATGATAACGAAGAAAATGTAGCATATATTGATAACTTAGATGTTAACAACTTTGTTGAGAAATATATAAAACTTATTGTGGTTGAGAAAAACAATCATCATAAATTTGACTCTTTATTAAATTCGTTATATAATAGCGATATCTATGAACTGAAAATTATAGAAGATTATTCTGAGTTTGAAACGGGGATAGTTGAGGAAACTATTAACTTAGAAAATACGTTAGACGTTTTAGATAACTACGTAGATTCTGTTGACACAACATCAGATAAACAAAAAATAAAATCTTTTATGCGAGAGTTATATCTTGAAGCTACTAATCTAGAAATAGTATGATAATCTTTAAATCTGTGAGTTGGAAGAATTTTCTATCAACAGGAAATTCAGAAAATAAAATTATTCTTAACAATCACAAGTCTACTCTAGTAGTAGGTAAAAACGGTGAGGGTAAGTCTACTGTGCTAGACGCTCTATGCTTTGGTTTGTTCGGTAGACCGTTTAGAGATGTTAAGAAAAACCAACTAATTAATAGTGTTAATCAAAAAGGAACTTTAGTAACAATAGAGTTTTCTGTTGGTAGTGTGCCATATAAAGTTGTGCGTGGTATAAAGCCAAACGTTTTTGAGATATATAAACACGATCAGTTATTACAAAAAGACGCAGCACTAAAAGATTATCAAAATACTTTAGAACAACAAATACTAAAATTAAATTATAAATCTTTCACTCAGGTAGTTATCCTAGGCAGCGCATCTTTTATTCCTTTTATGCAACTGCCGCCCAACGTTCGTAGGGAAGTTATCGAAGATATTTTAGATATAAGAATATTTTCTACCATGAATCAACTATTGAAAGAAAAGGTTGTTTCAACTAAAGATGAACTACTTTCTATAGAGCAAGATATCAGATTACTAAAGGGTAAGATAGAATCTCAAAAAGAAATTATATTGAAGATATCGCAGGCAAAGAAAGATAGTGTAGTTGCTATTGATAAGAAGATAGTAGATAATAATGCTGAGATATCAAGACTAAATTCTTCAGTAACAACTTTGACTGAGCAAGTTAAGGTCTTACAAGAAAAGATACAAGATAACGATGCGGTTCTAGAAAATATTGATCAAGCAAAAAGTTTGATTAGTAAAAAAACTCATAGCAATAAAGATATCGGTAATACGTTAAACTTCTTTGAAACCAATGACAACTGCCCAAGCTGTGCTCAGTCTATACCTACTGATCATAAATCTAGTATGGTAAATAAACTTAAAGAAGATCAGCAAAAAAATATTTCTGCGCTAGATTCTTTGAACGTTGCGTTAGATAAGTTGTCTTTACGAGTAGAAGAAATTAAGAAAGTTCAAACAGAAATAACAGAAAAGACTATTGAAATTTCTGGGATAAACAGTAGTATCAGCACTTTGAATAAATTGATTACAACTTTATTGGAAGAAAAAGAAACTGAAAACCAAGATAACGAAGATATAACTTTAGAGAAAGAAAAACTAAAAACCATGGCTGAGGATGCTATGGTAATGATAGATAAGAAAGCTCTAGTTGCTGAAAGGAGAAACCTCCAAGAAATTGCTGCTACCTTACTAAAAGATACTGGAATAAAAACTAGTATTATCCGTGAGTATCTTCCAGTTATGAATAAGCTGATCAACAAATATTTGACAGCCATGGATTTTTATGTTCACTTTGAATTAGATGAAGCATTTAATGAGGTAATTAAATCTAGGCATCGTGATGAGTTCACATATGCTTCTTTCAGTGAAGGCGAGAAGATGCGTATCGACATTGCTATATTATTTACTTGGCGGCAGATAGCCAAGATGAAAAACTCAGTTAACACTAATCTACTAATACTAGATGAGATATTTGATTCTTCCTTAGACTCAGCGGGAACAGATTACTTTTTATCTGTGATGTCAACTATGGGAGAAAATAATAATGTTTTCGTCATAAGTCACAAGGGAGACCAGCTTGTAGATAAGTTTCACAATGTCTTACGATTCGAAAAACGTAATGATTTTTCAATTATTTTATAAGTTATTGATTTAAAAGAATAAAAAAACTTTACTTTAATTCACAGTTGCAGTATAATAATAATATATTGAAAAAGGATATATTATGAATTATATTGATAAAGTTGCTAATTTGCTTGCTACTGAAAATCTATCAGTTACTCGCAAACCTGTTGAGACTGCCTCTTTTGATGTAAAGACCAGAGTCCTCACTCTTCCGCAATGGAAGGATATGTCTCTAGATTTAGAGACTATGCTGGTCGGTCATGAGATCGGGCATGCTTTATACACTTCACTTGATATGCTTGAGTCTATCAAAGATATGGGACGTGGGTTCCATTCTTTTGTGAATGTTATTGAAGATGCTCGAATCGAAAAATTAGTTAAACGTCTATATCCAGGAATGATAAAGTATTTTCTATCTGGTTATAAAGATTTGAACAAACGTGACTTGTTTGGTATCAAAGATAAAGATATAAACAAACTACCATTTATCGATAGAGCAAACCTTTATTTCAAACTAGGTATCTTCTGTGGTGTTAAGTTTAACTCAGAAGAACTTCCATATGTTAAGCGTATTGAACTTGCTGAAACTGAAGAAGAAGTGTTGCAGATAGCAAGAGAATTATACGACTTAGAAAAAGAAAAAATGGAAGAAGAGAAAGAGCAGTTATCTGAAGAGATGATGCAGATGGATTCTGATGATGACGAGGAAGAAGAAGAAATGACTTCTGAAGCACAAAGTCAACAGGATCAATCTCAAGATGAAGAAGTTGATGAGGGCGAAGCTGATTACGAGCCGACTGGTGGTTCTTCAGATGAGTTCAACGAAGAGCCAATTTCTGAGACTCAAGAAAACATGAAAAAGAATATTCAAGAAATGGCAGATCCTAATTCTTTTTATGTTGAATACGAGTTATTAGAAAACTACAAGACTGATCCTATTATTGGATACAAAACTATCCTAGAGGAAACTGCTAATCCTGACCGCCCATGGTGGATGCTTGATGATCAAATAGAATCAGTAGATTCACAGTTTTCTAGATTTATGCAAGACTCTACTAAGGTTGTGAACTACTTGGTGAAACAGTTTGAACTTAAGAAATCTGCTGATCAATATAAGCGAGCCAAAGTTTCAAAGAGTGGTTCACTTGATATGAAAAAGATTTTTGCCTACAAAATTAAAGACGATATCTTTAAACAGATTACTACGATCGCTGACTCTAAAAATCATGGTATGGTATTTTTACTAGACTGGTCAGCTTCTATGGATCGTGTTATTCATGATACTATAAAACAGTTGATATCTTTGGCAATGTTCTGCAGAAAAACTCAGATACCGTTTAGAGTTCTCGCATTCAGCAACTCTTATGAAGTATCAAAGTACGATGGGCAAAACCACGAAGTGTATGATGAGTACAATGCTGCTTTGTCTGCTAGAAAAGTTCCCGCTGCTATTAATTTTAGATTATTAGAATTTTTGTCAAGCGATATGTCTAAAAAAGAGTTTACTGAGATGTGTCGCAGACTTTTTGATACCAAAGTTTTTAACGTGTGTAATGGACCAAAATATAATTTACACGGAACACCATTGAATGATGCTTTGCGGTATATGTTGAAGTACATTCCTGAGATTACTCGTTCTACTAACATTCAAAAAATGACCATGGTCACATTGTCTGATGGCGAAGGATTTAGAACATTGAAAGACATACCAAGATATGAGGATGGTAAATATCTTACTAACTTTATTGTTGATCATGTAACTAAAAAGAAATACAGAATGCCTGATTCAAACTATGGCAAACAATCAACTGCTGAAACAGATATGTTTATTGATATGCTCAAGAACAGACATGATGTTAAAGTCATTGGATTTTATATTTGCCCCAACACTAAAGGTCAAATTTCTAATGCTGTATATGCAAACAGATTAGATATTAAACATTATTATTCTAATGCGGTTTCGGAAATAACTGTCGCTGCTAAAAAGTCATTCCGTGAATCTGGTTACTATAACCTACAGAATACAACGAAAGATGCGATGTTTATAATTCCAATGAATAAGATGAAAGATGACAACGAGGAACTGGTAGCTGATGATTCTATGACACCGAATAAATTAGCCAAACAGTTTACTAAATTTATGACTAAACAGACCACTTCTAAGATCCTTTTAGATAGGTTTGTTGATATTATTGCGTAAGTTATTGATTTTAATTAGTAAAAAAGTTTGGAAAAAACTTTACTTTAATTCAAAGTTGCAGTATACTAATGTTATTGAGTTGTTAAATTATTATTTTGTTATGGAGAAATGTGATGGCTAAATTAAATGAAACTGTTTTTGTAGAAAAAATATCTGAGATGTTTCCTGATTCTGTTAAGACAGGTAAAGTTACAAAGAAAGAAATCCTTCAAGTTCGTGAGGCATTGGGAACTAACTCGTGGCCATATGAACTTATGAAAAATACTGTTGGTCGAGGATTATATTCTATTGACGGTGGTAATGCTGCACCAAAGTTACCTGAACCTACTAAATCTGTACACGTGGACTATACTGATACTAAATCTCTAATTCCAACACAAGATTCCAATTTTGTTCCGTTTGGAAATTATCGAGACATAGATACTGTTGTTTCTTCTAAGCAGTTCTATCCAGTTTATATCAGTGGTCCAACTGGTAACGGTAAGTCAACTATGGTTGAACAAGTTTGTGCCAAACGTAAACAACCATTAATTCGTGTTAATCTAAACATGATGTCTGACGAAGAGCAACTGATCGGAACTAAAACTTTGGTTGACGGTAATGTTCAGATTGTTGAAGGTCCAGTACTAATTGCTATGCGTACTGGCACAACTCTGTTGCTTGATGAGATTGACGCTGGTGCTCCAAATACGTTGTTATGTTTGCAGCCAATACTTGAGGGTAAGCCATATTACTTTAAACTTAAGAACGAAGTGATCACTCCTGCTGCTGGGTTTAACATTATTGCTACTGCTAACACCAAAGGTAAGGGATCTGACGATGGTCGTTACATTGGCACTAATGTTTTGAATGAAGCATTCCTTGAGAGATTTGCTGTTACCCTTGAGCAGGATTATCCTTCACTGTCTGTTGAAACTAAAATCGTTATCAAACTTATGGAGTCGTTTGGTTGTGTTGATGAAGAGTTTGCGAAGATTATGGTAAAGTGGGCTGATGCTATACGTAGAACCTTTGCTGAGGGTGGTGTTGATGAAACAATCACTACTCGTCGAATGACTCATATCGTTCGTGCTTTTTCTATCTTCAAAGATCAAAAGAAAGCGATTGAACTTTGCTGCAACAGATTTGACAGTGTAACCAAACTAGCATTTATCGACTTGTTTGATAAAGTTGGTTCTGAGCCAAATAGCGAAGACTTTGGAAATACTGAAAAAGAAAGTAGCGTTTAAATAAGAACTCCAGTATAATTATATTATTGAATTGAACGGAAAGATTATGTTAAAATATAATGATTTGTCAAATGCTCAAAAGAAATTAGTAGATACTTTTGTTGAGTACCATCCAGAGTTAGCGTCAGCTGAGACTATAACATCAAAGCAGATGCATACTATCTGGCATGAAATTTTTAATAATAGAAAAGCTGGTGCACCAAAACTTGGATATCCTCATTGGCTTTCTAAGAACAATCAGGTTAGTAGAGGTGTGCTTGCTTTCCCAGGACCAGAGACAAAGGGATTGACAGAGCAAGAAAAAGCTGACTATGAGAAGTCAGAAATACAGAGCATTGTCGATGACGTAGAGGTTACAGTTAAACCAGTATCAGGGTATACTGAAGACGAGTTTCTAGATGAGTTGCGTGCCAACGGTATTAACGTGTAACTCTTTTCTAGATCAGTAGTGGGGAGTTGCCATCCTTCCCACTACTATTTTTTTCTTTAATGATGGAATGGAGACTATAATATGTCAAAACAAGCGAAACTTTTAACTCAACTACAAAAAGGTAAGGCAGTAACTGCAAAGCAAATTACTGGTTGGTACGGACTAAAGAATCCGCATGATGCTATCTACCAACTACGTAGTTCTGGTTATAAGATCACTGGCAACCGTACTAAGTTGTCTGATGGTACTTCTACCATGCGTTACGCAATGAGTGCTAAAGCAAAACGCTAATTTGATGGGGGGATCTCCCCCCTCTTTTTGGAATATATTATGCCAACTTTAAAACAAATTGTTGAAGAATCTCAAACTACTGAGGTTGGGGGTAGAAAATTTGACGGAGGTAAACTTCGTTATGGTTTATTGCCACCACTTGCTCTAAAAGAAACGGTGAAGGTCTTAACGTTTGGAGCTGAAAAGTATGAACCAGATAACTGGCAAATCGTTCCTGATTCTAAGCGCAGATATTTTGATGCTATGCAAAGACATATCTGGGCATGGAAAGAAGGAGAAATAGATGATCCAGAATCAGGTATTCATCACTTGGCACATGCAATGTGTTGCCTAATGTTTTTGTATGAACATGATGTAAAATATTCTATTGATGATTAAATGAGGTGATTATGAAACTTTCTAAAGAAACACTTGCCTTAGTAAAAAACTTTGCTGGAATTAACAGCAATATTTTATTTAAAGCAGGGAATGCGTTAAAAACAGTATCAGCGCAGAAAAACATTATGGCATCTACCACTGTTACGGAATCTTTTCCGCAAGAGTTTGGTATCTATGATCTTAATGAGTTTCTCAGTGCTATGAGTTTGTTCGAAGATCCTGAACTGGACTTTGAGGAAAAGTATGTTAAGATTAGGCAAGGTAATCAAGCGATTAAATTTATTTCTTCAGATGCTACTAACTTAGTTATACCTACCAAAGAAATAGTTTTTCCTGAATCAGATATTGATTTCAAACTTACTGAGAAAAATCTATCCATGATTCAAAGAACTTCTTCAGTCTTACATGGTTCTGACGTTTCCTTCGTTGGTGACGGAACAAAACTTACAGTTGTTGTTGGCGATAAGAAAAACAAATCAAAAAATAGTTTTGAAGAACAGATAGGCGATACAAATAAATCATTCACGATTAATCTTAAAGTTGATAACCTTAAGATGATCCCAGGCGATTATGATGTATCAATTAGTAGTCGTAAAATTTCAAGATTTAAAAGTACGAAAGGAGACTTGGTATACTACGTAGCAGTTGAAGCTGATTCTACTTTTGAATAAATCTTGGAGATTATACTATGAAAACTGTTATTAGAGATCGCAAAACGCCGCACTCTGTAACTTCCAATTTGTGGGGAGGTTTGTCTACTGATTTAATTTGGGCGTGGTGTTTTGAACATGACGATGTTAATGATCCACTGGTAAAAAAATATATCCCCAAATCACAAGTATATGTTAAGTCATATAAACAAGATATCGAAGACAACTGTTTTAGGGAAAAAGATTTACGTCGTTACCATGTTGACGTCTGGAATGAAAAAACTAAAAATCTAGAACGATGTGGCAAGTTTTTGGTAAACTACGAAATTGAAGATCTTTTTGACAGAAATACTTTGGAATGTTTTATGTGAATCTAATTTTACTTTTGAATAAATCTTGGAGATTATATTATGGATGTGAGTGAGAGAGACTTTTTGTGGGTTGAAAAATATCGTCCACAAAAAATTGATGATTGTATTCTTCCCAATAGTTTGAAAAAAACTTTTCATGACTATATAAAGAAGGGAGAGTTACCCAACTTTCTGTTTAGTGGCTCTGCAGGTGTGGGTAAAACTACGGTAGCAAAAGCTCTATGTAATGAAATAGGTGCAGAATATCTATTCATTAATGGATCCGAAGAATCAGGTATCGACAATCTCAGGACAAATATCAAGTCCTTTGCCTCAACGGTTTCTTTGACTGACGCAAAGAAAGTCGTTATTCTAGATGAGGCAGATTACCTGAATGCCAATAGTACGCAACCAGCGTTGAGAGGATTCATTGAGGAGTTTTCAAACAACTGTAGATTTATCCTCACCTGCAACTTTAAAAACAGAATCATAGCACCTTTACACAGTCGGTGTTCTGTTGTTGAGTTTAAGATCGATAACAAAGAAAAGCCAACTGTATTAAATGGGTTCTTTAAAAGAGTTCTACAGATTCTTGATCTAGAGAATGTAGAGTATGACCAGAAGGTTGTTGCTGAACTGGCTACTAAACATTTCCCAGATTACCGTAGAATCTTAAACGAACTTCAAAGATACTCTGCTTCAGGTGTTATTGATTCTGGTATTCTTGTAAACTTAAATGATGAGAACTTCAAAGAACTTATCAAGTTTCTCAAGAACAAGGACTTCCCATCTACTAGGAAGTGGCTTGGTAAAAACTCTGATATAGATACCACCTCGTTGTTTAGAAGTTTGTACGATAAAGCTGTAGAGTATTTGGATAAGAACAGTATTCCCCAACTGGTTCTTATCCTAGCAGATTATCAGTACAAGTCTGCGTTCGTTGCTGACCATGAACTAAATAATATGGCAGCATTAACAGAGGTAATGTCATCTTGCAGGTTCAACAATGTTTGATTTATTACTGAGTTTCTTTATCGGTCTTATTATTTACGTCACGGCATTTAAAGCTGGTTACAATAGACGAAAAATGGAAACCATAGAAATGCTAGAGTCAATAGCAGATGGTGCATATGAGTCAGAAGAACCAGAGGTAGATAATAATATTTTAGCAACTGTTGAGAAGCATGGGGAAATATTTTATCTTTTCAGTTCTGAAGACGATACGTTTCTAGCGCAAGGTAAAACTTGGGATGAGATTAAAGAAGTCCTCAGTGATACTTACGGTGGAGACAGAGAAATCGTAGTAAACACTAAACACGCAAAAGAGATTGGATTGTTATGAATTTACTAAGTGAATATACGGATGATACTAATAGGTGTGCTAGAATTTACCGAACAGCAGAAGGAATGTATCAGGTAAATTACTGGGATGCTGCTTTAGAGATAGATGATTGGCGAACTTATACATCAATACAAGTCGCTGAGGATTTAGCTGAAGATTGGGTTCAGTCAAGAAAGATGATCACATGAACCCATTTGACTTTTTAAATTCCATAAATTTATCTAAGAAAGATTTATTAGAAGAGGATCCGTTAAACATAAAGTATTATGATCCTTTCTTGAGCAATAGAGGATTATCTTATTTTCATGATACCGTTCTTTATGCTAATGAAATGAATCGGTACTCTAATCTAGATAAGAAATGGCAATATTATTTTTTACTAAATAGTATACCAAAGAAAAAAAGGTTTTCTAAGTGGGCTAAGCAAGAAATAGATAAACCTTTGGAACTAGTAATGGAGTACTTTAATTATTCTAGAGAAAAGGCAAAAGAAGCGATTAAACTTCTTTCTCAAGAACAATTAAATATTATTGAACAAAAATTACAAAAGGGTGGTAAAGAATAATGAGCGTTGAGACAATCTATTATGATTGGACTCCTGATTCTATGTTGGAGATTACACTCCCAGAACCAGATAACTTTTTGAAGGTTCGGGAAACACTAACTCGGATAGGAATAGCGTCCAAGAAAGAGCAGGTATTATATCAATCCTGCCATATTTTGCACAAGCAAGGTAAATATTTTATAGTTCACTTCAAAGAACTATTTGCTTTGGACGGTAAAGAAGCAAATATTACTAGCAATGATATCGAGAGAAGAAATGCTATTGCTTCGTTGTTGCAAGATTGGGAGTTATTAAAAATTGTAGATTCTTCTAAGGCAGATAACAAAGCATCTCTGTCTCAGATTAAAGTAGTTTCCTATAAGGAAAAGGAACAGTGGGAACTTGTTCCAAAATATAACATTGGTAAAAAACTAAATGAAAGGAAAGTGAATGATTAAACTTGAATTGAGTCTTGAGGAAGTAAATATGATTCTTCGTGTATTGGGTCGCCATCCATTTGATGAAGTAGTAACTCTAGTCGCAAAGATCAAAGAGCAAGGACAGCCACAAGTCAACGAACAAGCAGATAAGGAAAAGGAAGCACAAGCTGCTTAAATAAATTTTGATTTAGTGGAAACTAATGATTTTCACTAGGTCAAATATGTGTGTCTATGAATAAGTAATAATGCTCAATAATGGGCAGTTATAACTTAGGAGAACACATATGTGGTCAACACCTGAATATACCGAAATGCGTTTTGGCTTTGAAGTCACGATGTATATCGCTAATAAGTAATTCTGATTCCTACGGAATGGGAACTGGTTGGTGGTCCAGTTAAAACCACCAAATAGCTACGCCTATTGGGTAGCAAATTTTATTAACTCGCTGAAAAGGAGAAACACATGACTCTTAAAGGTCTAGATACGTTCTTTAATCCATCATCCTTCAAAGATTTTGATAAATTTTTTGTAGGTTACGATGATCAATTTAATCGTCTAGCAAAACTACACGACGATATCACAAAAAACATCCCTAACTACCCTCCTTACAATATTAAAAAGGTTGACGAGAACAAGTACACGATTGAGATGGCAGTTGCTGGCTTCAGCAAATCTGAAATCGAAATTGAATTTGTTGAAGACAAACTAGTTGTATCGGGTAACGCTAATGAAGATAATGACGACTACCTATTCAAAGGTATAGCGACAAGAAACTTCACACGAACATTTGCTTTGAACGATCATATCGAGATTCAGGGTGCTGATATGATTAATGGTATGCTTAAGATCTTCCTTGAGCGTATTATTCCAGAGCATAAGAAGCCAAAGAAAATCGAAATTAACCAACCTTCCGATGGCGAGAAGCAATTTCTCGCAGAAAGCGATGATAAATGATCAAAATGATTAGACATTTATTATGCAAATTGGAGTGTTTTGGTATGGAAGTTGGAATGGCAAGAGCAGCAGCAGGATTCAACAGAATGGGTAAAAGCAAAAATGCTAAACAACTCATTGAAAGTTTGAAGGGATCTTGCAAATGCAACGCATAATTAAATTCCTAACTTCATTCTTCGACACGCCAAACAATGAGCTTGAGCAGTTTATTATGAGTAAACGACCAACATCTATTTCTGAGGTAGAGCATTGGTCAAAGGTGTTTCAATCTAGAAAACACTGGCACGTTTAATATTTGGGGGTAGACTTCGGTCTATCCCTAAATACCTCTATGAATAATAGAGTTACACTTCTCCCCAACGGTCTTGCTTCTTTCATTCCTGTAAAGAAGGGGAACTGGATTTTTAAAGTATCTGTGATGAAAAGTAAACAGGTACTTGTTGTAGCAGCACACACAATCGACAGAGATATTGTTCATGTAAAATGTTTTACTAATGAAACTGCAGCTGCTTCTTTTTTGGAATATCTTGCAACACAAGAATAAAACTTTACTATAATACTACCTTGTAGTATAATTATACCTGTTTGTTATTTCTTTTGAGGATTTCTTTTGTCCAACACTTTCTATACTAACGTTCACCAAAAGCGTAATCAAATTTTGGTGCGAGGGTATGAAGACGGTAAACGTTTTCAACATACCTTTGACTTCGTCCCCACCCTGTTTGTTCCAAATAAATCTATCGGTGTCTCATCTATCCCTTGGAAAACTTTAGAGGGTAAACCTGTTTATGAGATTACTCCAGGAACTATCTCA